CACTCCAACCTGCTTTGGGACTCGGACACAGAAACGACCAAACTCATCACGCTCGACAATCAGCAAGTGCGCGCCGAGGCTGACCTGCTTGACAGGGCCAAGGACTACTACAACGCATCACGCCGTAAGCTGTCGCTCGAAGTGAACCGCCCGAACATCCCGCTGCCGGCTGCACAGTACGCCGGATTCGACGGCAAGAAATACCTTCCGCTGGCGGAGAGTCGCGAATGGGCTGACGACAAATCAACCCTCACATGTTTTGAAACAGTTAACGATTAAGATATGACACTTGGAAAGAACATAATCGTGGCTATAGGCTCGACACCTATTGCCTGCGCCAAAAGCGGAAGCCTGAATGAGCAAAAGGAAATGCTGCCGGTAGCGTCTCCCACTTCGGGCAAGTGGAAAGAGAACCTGCCCGGTCGGCGCGAATGGTCCGTTAGCGTGGATGCGCTCATCACCACCACGGCGGAGAACCTGAACACGCTGCAATCGGCTTATGATAACGACACGCTGCTCACCCTGCGAATCTATGACACCCAGTACGGATATAACCGAACCGGCACGGCCTACATCCAATCGCTGAACATAGCGGGGCAAGTGGGCAGCCTGGCCAAACTGACCGCCACCTTTGTCGGCACGGGCTCGCTCAGCAAGTACGGCGGAGTGCCCATTAACCCGACAGTAGAGTTGGCGTATCAGGATGCCTACTATTCGCTGCGGGACGACAAGGCATTCTACACGCAGTCAGAGGGGGCTGAGTGCCAACTGCGCACGCTGCAAGTGGATAAACCGACGCGCATCAGCGTTAATCCGGGTGGCTATGTGGTAATGGTGACCCACGATGAAAGTATATACCAACCGTTCTACGACGAGTACGATTTCTCGCCTGCAAATTACGGATGCACAGTGTTCACATCTCCGGGCGAAATACTATTGCAACCTGGTATCAATTACCTGATCTACAGCACTCATGATGACAGCGCAGACCATCCTATTATCAAGAATCTGTCCTAATAGTAACCTATTTTCAAGGATTCGCACGTTAGTAAAAGAAGTAACAACATGGCAGATAATTTTTTCAAAAATTGGTTCCGCATGAGTAGGGAGGTGACGCCCGGAGTACCGAGCACGACCAACCCGAACGACGCGAGCAACAAACCCACCGAGCAAAGCGGCAACTGGGAAGCTAACGTGACGCGACCCTATGGCCGTCAGTCGCTGCTGGTGCCGGCTTGGTGTCGCGGCGTGTCGCTCATCATGCAGACAATGGGCCAGATGGTGGTGCAGTATCAGCGCAAGAATGATGAAGGTGGCAATTTCGTGGAAGACCGCTACGGTCCGAACCGCCGCCTCAACTACCTGCTCCAGGTACGCCCGAACCCGCTGATGACAGCCAGTGAGATGCAAGAGCAGATCGAGTTCCGCAAAATCTATTGGGGCAATGCCCTGGTGTATATTGAGCGCGACGAGTATGACGACCCGCTCTACTTCTGGCTTTGCACAGGCGGCGGTTACAATCCTATCACCGACCAATACGCCATCACCTACAACGGCCTGCGCGGTCCGGCTATCAAGATGCAAGTTCCGAGCCGCGACATTCTGCACTACAAGAACGTGTTCATCACCGACGACATGTACTGGGGCATCCCGATGATTGACGTGGCGATGAAGGCGCTCAGTATTGCAGCCACCGGCGACAATCAGGCGCTGCAAGATGTGGCCAAGGGCGGCAAGATGAAACTCCTCATCGGAGAAAAACCCGGCTCACAGCAGGGCCTTCTCAGCGGCGGATTGTACGCGAAGTCGTCCACCGACAAATATGCGCAGGAACTGCAAGAGAAATGGTACGGGCAGGATGTCATCGCCCTGCGTGGTCTCGACAGCGTGCAGATTGTCAGCCAAACGGCGCAACAGTTGCAATTACTCGAGCAACGCGGCTTCGAGGTTTCGGAAATAGCTCGAATCCTTGGTATTCCGCGTATCATGATGATGGAAGAGCAAGGCTCGAACTACAAGATGCCGGAGCACGCCACGCAGGAGTTCCTGCTGCGTACTATCCAGCCGCGAATCCGCAAGCACGAAGACGAGTTGAACAGTAAGCTGCTTGGTGCAGAGGACTTCGGTCGGCGACGCATCCACGTCTGTGAGTTGCCTTTGCGCCGTCTCGATGCGAAGGGACAGGCTGAAATCGACAAACTGCACCTCGAAAGCGGCTGGAGCGTGAACGAGTTGCGCAGCCAGTACGACCTGCCGAGCATTCCAGAGGGCGACGCTCACTACGTCAGCACCAACCTTGCGGAGGTCGGCTCCGAAAAACTGCGCAGCAATGGCGGCGGTCGGCCTTCCGAGGGTGCCGGCAAAACCAATAACGACCCCGCCGGCGGGGAAGGAGGTGACGAATGACTATCATAACACTTTCCGACATCAAGGCGCAACTCCGAATCGAATCGGAGTTCACAGCCGAGGACACGCTGCTGACTTCTTACGGCAACAGTGCCGAGGAAACTATCGCCCAGTACCTCAACCGAGGCGACACGGTGGCAGAGATGATTGCGTCGCTGACTGAACAATACGGCTCTGTGCCGCAGAACATCAAGAACGCCGCACTCATGCTGGTGGACACGTGGTATCAGTACCGCTCGCCTATCAGCGGACAGTCGCTGAGCATCGTCCCCTACACTTTCGACATTTTGGTCAAACCATACATGATACTGTAATATGGCATACTCGACAGGCATGATGAACAAGCGCGTCACGATTGCACGGCGCAAGGCTGACGCAGAGGGCACTTTCGGGAAGTCCGGGCAACCCAAATATGAGTTGCTTGGCACTTTCTGGGCGGCTGAGACGTTCAACAAAGGCGCGAAATCGCTGCATGAGGGTGCTTTCGATGCGTATGACACGGTCATGTTTCGTCTTCGCTACAACGCCTCCATCGACCGCTGGTGCCTGATTCAGTATCTTGGAAATTGGTATCAGATTCAGAGCTTCAACGAAGACTATCAGGACAATCAGATCCAAATCACCGCCATCGAAATGGCCAATCAACAAGTGAACATCGTAACAAACGAAGAAAATGACAGTAATTCGTAAACAAGACATCGCACGCCGGATGCGGCAGGTGCTACAGAGTGGGCGCGAGGCTCGCAGGGAACTAACCCTGCATGCCAAGTACCCCGATGACGCTTCGTGTTTGGACGCCAGCGGCGCAATCCGACTCACTATCCGCGACTTCATGCCGGAACTGGTCGGAAACGACGTGCTGCCGCCCGGACTGGAACTCGACTACGGCGTGGACTCTACCGAAGTGTGGCCGGTCAGCATCAACGACGTGGAAATCGAAGAGGAGGACGAGGTGGGCGAGCTGACAGACCAGTCGCTCGGTTTCGCTCAGATTCGCGGCGCTGAACCTGTTCGCTCCGGCATCACCGTAGAAGTGAGCAACCAAGCCATCGACTCTGCCGCCTTCGACCTCATGGCATATATTCAAAAACGCTTCACGTTGGCGCAGCGCCGGTACATTGCGCAGCACCTCTACAGCAATGCCCGTTGGGACGGCAACAACGGCCCCTTCAGCGGCGCACACGCATCCCAGTGGGCAATCCCGCAGGGGTCGCTCTACGACAGCATCATGGCGCAGATGACGCTCCTCGAAATGGAGGGCTACGATACCCGCGAGGCTGTGATCATCATGGACCATACAATGGAGGTACGCCTGAAGAACACCCCCATCCGGGAAGAGGAGGGGCGCATGGTTATTCAGGACGGGCTGTGTTGTGGCTATCCGTACATCGCCAACAAGTATTACAACACCGAACTCGACGAGAACGGGCATCTGGTACGCAAGGCGATGGACGCGGTCAGCATCGGCATCTTCAAGTGGTTCAAGATTGCCCAGCATGACCAAGCCCGTCTGATAGTGGACGGTGTATCGAAAGAGGTCAGCGAGCGCAACGTGACCGCTATCACGCTCACGACAGCATGGTCGTTTACCAATCTTTCGGAGAAGGTGAACGGCGGCACAGGTGTACAGGCTTTCCGCACGCTGATGATGCGCAAGGGCTATCTTGCTGACGTCAATTCGATGGTATTCCGCACCGCCGACGGCAAACTGCTGCGCGTCGGACTCAAAGACATGGTCATGACTTTGGTGGACAGGTCCGGCAACGTCATCCAGTCTTCGGACGGCAAGTCGTTCCTCGTGAATTTCATGGCTGAAAACAACGGGTAAGGCTTTCATAATAATCACGCAGGCAGCGTCATTATTAAGGACACCACCTGTGTCATTATTAAGAACGCTAATAGTAACCTAAAAACAAGGATTCAAACTTATATAGATAACCATATAATTTAACAAAAATGGATGCAACAAAAAGAGAAATCAGAACCCTGGAGTGCCAGCTTAGCATTAGAGAAGCTGCACCCGACGGAACGCCGGACAGCGAGTCTCGCACCATTGTCGGCACGGCCATCGTGTTCAATGCTGAGAGCGAGGTTCTCGACGACTGGGGACAAAAGTTCCGTGAAGTGATTCTGCCGGAGGCTTGCACTATGGAGTTCCTGAATTCTCAGGACATCAAGATGAACCTCCTGCATGAAAGGGAGTTGACTATCGCACGCTGCAACAAAGGACAGGGCAATATGCGTCTGTCCGTTGATAGCCGCGGTGTCAATTTCGAGTTCGACGCGCCCAAGTGCGACATCGGTGACCGTGCATTGGAACTGGTTCGCAGTGGCGTGTATTCTGGCTGCTCGTTCGAGTTCTACCCGCAGGATTACGACGTAGAGGAACGAGGAGAAGAAGTGCTCATCAAGCACCGTCGTTTCAAGGTGCTGGAGGCGCTTACTATCGGGATGTCGCCGGCATACAGACAGACTACTGTCAATGCCCGTGAGTTGTATGAAGGCACTCCGAAGTTCAAGGCAGAACAGGCTCGCCTGCAAGCCGAAAAAGAACAGCGTGAGGCCGAAGAAAAGGCACGCATTGCGGAGGACATGAAACGCCGCGAACGTGTGCTGGCTATGAATGCAATCGAAATGGAAGATTCCATCAATTATTAACAATTAAAACGTTTTAATCACAATGAAAGACTTAAAAACAATGACTTTCGACGAGTTGGCTGCTGCACGCCGCGAAGCCAACGACAAACTTGGCGAGCTGTATCTGAAAGCCGCCAATCGCGAACTGAAGGAGGACGAGAAGCAGACCGAGCTGAACCTCAGCCGCGAGTTGAAGCAGATCAACGAGGCCATGCAGACTCTGAACCGCGAGAACGAGCACGAGAAGGCTATGGGCGAGCATCGCCAGGAAACCCTCGGCGCTGCTTTCCGCGAGTTGCTGAAGGACGTTCGCACGAACCCCGGCAAGGCTACCCGTGAAATCCTGCTCGCTCCGGGCAGTAACAGCGACGGTACCAGCAACGTGAGCGCCAACATCGAAGCATCGGGTGCTATCCGCCTGACCATCCACGACCTGATTCCGACTCTCCACGAGGGTCTGGGTCTTCCCGAGACGCTGAACATCATCACCGGTGTGACCGGCAACGAAATTTGGCCCGTCAGCATCAACGACGTTGAGATGGAAGAGGTGGGCGAAATCGAGGCTCTCTCCGACCAGGTGCTCAACTTCGCCAATATCACCCCGACCGTACGCCGCATCGGTCTGACCGTGCCCGTGTCGAACATGGCTATCGACAACGCTGCCTTCGACCTCATGGCCTTCGTGCAGAGCAAGTTCGAGATTGCCTTCCGCGAGTACTTCGCCAAGAAGATTTACTCTCGCGCAGAGTGGTCCGGCAACAAGGGTGCATTCAGCAACCTCGCGCCTATCGGTGTCATCACCATCGGCTCGGGCAACGAGTACAAGCAGATTCTGGAGGCTGTAGCACGCTTCTCTGACAAGGGCTTCTTCGAGGGCGAGGTTTGCCTGTCGATGGACCGCGTCACCGAGGCTCAGCTCATGGCTACCCCGAAGATCAAGGGTGCTGCAGGCGGCTTCGTCATCGAGAACGGTCGCTGCTGCGGTTACCGCTACACCGTCAGCCACTTCGTGAACACCGAACTCAACGCCAGCGGCAAGTTGGTAGCAGGCAAGGGTCGCTATCTGGAGATTGGCTACTACGAGTGGTTCGCAGCTCAGACCCACGGTGACGTTCGTCTGACTATCGACGCGACTTCTCAGCAAGTCAGCAAACGTAACCTGACGGCCATCACCATGAACCTCGCAGCCTCGCTGACTGACCTCTCCATCTACATCAACGGTGCAGGTGGCACGACTCAGGCATTCGCTTGCTACGCCGTGATGGATGCTGACACTCCGCAGGTGCTCGCTTCTCAGCACGCCGTTGTAGTGCCCAAGAATGGTTCCAAGACCGTTCCTGCTATCTGCAACGTCGCCGGTGCAGTCATCACTTACGCTGTAACGACCGCCCTCACCGGCGTAAGCGTTACCAACGCAGGTGTCATCTCTGTCGGCACGACCGCAGGTACCGCCGTTGTGACTGTCACCGCTACCCTGCCTGACAACACGACCGTGACCGACACCATCACCGTGGTTGTTCCCGCCTAAAGTTCACCTCACTGAAGTGTCAATCTGATAGTGTACAATGCAAGAACTGGACGAAATAATCTACGCAGCCTTGAACGCTGACGAAACGCTCGCATTTGTCGCAGGTGGTATCCACTCCACCTGCGTCGAGGTGCCGCCCGCCGAGGACGACAACACGCCGCTCCCCTATATCATCATCACCGACGACCCGTACACCAACGACCAGGGGACGAAGGATGACGTGTGGGAAAGCGGAGTGGACCATGTGCAAGCATCGGTTATCATCAACGCGAGCAGCCCGGCAGAGGTCAAGCAGCTGCGCAGAAAAATTCGTCACGCCATTGCATCGTATGTGGCGAGCATGGAATCAGGCCAACCCTACCTCACGGCAGCCTCCAATGAGGGTATCGCGTGGGACTGGATGAAGCCCTGCTACTATGACACGCTGCACTATCAGTGCGACATGGATGTGACTCTAACAGACGACGACAATGAGCAAGAAGAATAAAGACCAAAACCAACCGGCAGCCTATGAACCCGACTACGTGAAGACGTTGCGGGAGAAGGGCGTGGTGGTTCTCTCCGGCCGCTCACGTGGCGAACTGGATGAGATGCTCTCCTCGATCCCTGCTGATTGCTCCTACTATTGCGGTGCCGTCAGCTACTACTACGAAAAAGGGCTTTATCGCCTGCAAGTAAATCTCAAATAAACAGAAGATATGAGCACATTAAGAGGTAAAAACTT